TAATCGGTTGTGCCTGTATAGGCATCATAACATTTTGAGGAGGTTGTTTAGTTCTAACTATTCCTCCAGGACGATTTGTTAAAAGATCATCCATAGAAACTTGTCCATCTTGTACTGCAACTCTATTGTTATTTGTTAAATACATATTATCTAACATCTGTCGCATTACAGTAGATTTAATTAATTGTATATCTTCTACTAATTCAGCTACACTTCTTCCATAGAATCTGTGTGGCATGATAACTGGAGTCATTGATACAAATGGCATTGTATCTATTTCTTCCATGTCTAATAATTTTTTACCATCACCTGCTACTGTGATTTTTAATAGTTCTGATTTTCCATCACCATCTACATCCATTCTTACATAGCACTCATGTATTAAAACATCTTGTGTACTTTTATCACCATCAGTTTCTCCATGTGAAAAATCTACACTTTGGTGTCTAGTTATTTTATCTTCAGTATAAAAGTCTCCATCACCAGTTGGTAGTGATGATACTACATCTGGATCATATCCCATTTCAACTAATTCTGTTCTTGTTTTGTTCACTCTATGACAAACAAAGTTTGCAGTATCAATGGACTTACATCTTCTTTCAATTAAAAATTCTTCTGGTGGAACAGGATCTATTCGAACCTTTCCATATAATTTTGTTCTATGTATTACTATGTCATGTAAAGGAATTTTATCTATTTCTTTTCCCATGTCATCTGTAATAGCTTCTTCGTATTTTGTATGATTAGAAACTTTAACTTCTGTATCTGCAACAAGATCATTAAACTCATCATCTGTTAATCTAGTATATTCTTCTCTTTCAGTTTTAGATGCATCATCCCAATATACTTTTAGTATTCCATTTTTTTGAATAAGTGCATCTTTAAACGCAGTATATAAAGCTAAGAAACCATCATTCTCTTTATAAAAAATATAGTTTAAATAGTCAGAACATTGTCTAGCCATTTCTTCATCTTCAGGCCCCATGCCTTCACAATTAAATACATTGTCACCTGATGTAAATATTCTCATCAATGATGGCATTAAACTTTCTACTGTATCTAAAACATCGTTAGATACTACTTGAGATCTACCTTCTTGTTCATTACCAAGAGGTGATCCTAAATAATATTCTAATGATTTTTTTCTTCTAGCTACTAATTCACCACCTATATAACCTGATGAATTATGTATTTCTCTACTTAAAACTGATAATATTTCTTTGTTTGATTTTTTCATACTACGTATTTTGTATCTATATTAATTGGTTTATCCCATTCTGTTGTATCAATAGGATCATGAACACACCCATATCTAAATGCATCACTTGCGTGTGAGCACCAGTCATGGAGAGGTTTGTTCTTAAACACTTGGTTCTTATCGTCCCATTGTTTTCGATACTGTCTCAAAGCATCTAATCCTGTTTTACATTTAACTCTATCAAAGTAACAATTAGCTAAAGTATTTCTCACAGATTCAATTCCATGATCTACTTCTAACTTAGGTGCTACTTCAAAGTCAATCCCTAATTCGTTTGCTACTTCTAATCTTGACTTACCTGTTCCAAGCTCACGTGCCATTATATCATGTGGAGCTATATGTCTGCTGTAAGCATAATCTTTCTCCATAAGTATATTAGCATAGTGTGCTAATGATTCTCCTGAAGTTTCGTAATAGTCTACCAAATGAATTTCTGTCCCTATTCTTTGTGCAAACCATATTGCTGTTGAGTCTCCAATTCCAAGATCCCACCAAGTTTCTACACCTGCGTTATCATCTACAGGTACTTTACCTATTCGTTCTTCTTTATCTGCTTTAGTTATTAATCTTCCATAATAACTTCCTGATACTGCTGCTGTAAAAGAACATTCAAATTCTTGTTGATACTGTTCTTCTGTCATTATAGCACGAGCTTGTTCTAACTCGTCATCTGGTATTACTTGTGTTTCAGATGCTCTATATAACTTACCATACCAATCTTTATGACCACGTTGTGCAAAGTCAAATACTTCCCAAAACTGGTTATGACCCATTGGCGTACCTATAAATAAAACTGATCCTAGTTTATCTGATACTGCTGGTCTTACAATTTCTGTCCAAACCCTTGGAGACATGATAGCATATTCGTCCATCACAACTTTATCAAACCCCATTCCACGAATACTATCTGGATTGTCTGCCCCAAATATTTGTATACGTGCACCATTGAATAGATCTATTCTTAATTCTGTTTCATTTCTACTACCACCAAAATGCATTAATGGTTTTGTGTAGTATTTTAAATATTCCCAAGCAATAGCTTTACCTTGACGATAAGTTGGTGCTATGAATGCACATAAAGATCTTGGTTTATCTGCTGCTGTTTTAATTAATTCGTTAATAGCTAATACTGATTTACCAAATCGTCTATGACATACAAGAACACTAAATCTTTTAAGTGCATTGTGTACGTCTTGTTGGTAAGGTCTTGGCTTATAAGGTATTTCTACTGTAGCGACTTTTTTCTTAGTCGTCTTTTTGCCAGGAGACTTTGATTGCGATTGGTTCATCTGTTCCTATTTTAGACGTTGTTGATGCTAACCTTGGATGAACAAATGGTGCTGCTTTTTCGGCTGCATACATTTTACGTTCAGGTGAGCTCATAGGATTGTTTAACACAGCTAACAAGTAATCCAAAGGAGAATGTTGGTATTTTACAGCCATTTCCTCCATAGACTTCCAATTCTTTTTAGTCTTTGCACCAGCAGGTCTACCAGCTCCAGGTCTTTTACCACCATGGTTTTCTGATTTATCTACTTCGTTTTCGTATGTTTTATCTTCAACCATAAAATTTTCTTCCACCTTTGGACAATACTTTACCAGCATCACCAAATTCATTAAACTTTTTACCTTTAGAAAATTTACCTTTTGGATTAAAACCTTTACTAGCTACATAAGTACCAGCTGCTAATAATGGATTTCTTAATGCAAGTTTACCTACGCCAGTTGCTATATTAGCTGCACCTTTGAATAAACCTACAGTTGGTGCTACATAACTTTTATAGTTTTTAGCAGCCGATGGTAATACTTTTTTATTAATAAATTTTTTACCAGTCTTAATATGCTGTTTAGCTTTTTTTAACAAATCACCACTTACATTAGTACCTGATGATGTTGGAAATATTCTATTCATATTAGTAACCTTTTTTCATTTTCTTCCCAGATTTTTTAGCAGCCATCTTAGCTTTCTTTTTACCAGCTTTAGTATATGGATATTTTTTCTTACCTACTTGTGGCATTATGATTTCCTTTTAGATTTACCTGCTGCATAAGCACCACCAACAACAGCAGTAGCACCTGCTACTTTGATACCTGTTTTGTAGTTCTTAGGCAATTTTTTATATTTAGCACTTAGCTCACCAATAGAGTTTGATGCGTCTTTGTATATTTTAGATTGTTGCATTTTTCCAAATGCGTCCATACCCTTTGCTTTAGCTTTAGAACCATATGATGTAGCTGTACTTTTAGCCTTTTCAAATAAAGTTGGTTTTTTCTTAACAAAGAGTTTAGCTATTTTGTTGATCATCTTAATAGTCCTCTCATAGCAGCTTCTCTTGAATTAGGCATAGGCATTTGACCACCTGGTCGTTTACCCATATTAGCCATTTGTTGTTGAGCTTGAGGATTCTGCTGCTGTAATAAACCCTGTTGCTGTTGTTGTTTAGCCTGTTCAGGCATAACTTTTGCTCTGATTATCATAGCTAACTTTTGTCCATCTTCAGGACTCAAGTTAATCATTTCATCAGCTAATTTTTCTAATTTTTTACTCATATTAACAATTCCATGCTCTTAGTGATTTATTTATTCTGCTATTAGGATCTCTCGCTGTTTTAGCAGAAGTTAGCTTACGTTTCATGCCTTTCATTCTAGCACAGAAACTAGCTCTACGTTTGTTTCCTACTTTTTTACTAGGAGCTTTTAAAGTTCCCCCAGTTTGTTTTTTATAACTAGCACGACCCTTAGCATTCAAACCCCCCTTTGGGTTCTTGCCTTCTTTACGTTGCCATGCTGCTGTCTTTGCCATTATCTTTTAGCAGTCTTTGCTGCTCGTTTAAACTGTTTAGCAGTAGGTGCACCTTTGGCCCCTTTTTTACGCATTTTTTCGTTACTACCTGCCTTGATACGCTTACGCTTAGCGTGGATATTTGCGTATAATCCTTTTTTAGCCATAATATTTCTGTTTTTTGTATTTCATTATTTTTTCAGTAGATCTAAATTTAGGACTTTTAATATTACTAGATAATTCACTAGCATTAAGCTTAGTTTCTGCACGTAGTTTTTTTAAAGTTCCTAGTCCTAGTCCCTTTATAGCTTTATATTGTAAATATGCCATGATTATCTTCCTTGTCCCTTATATCTTGTTAGCTTTTGCTGTAGTTTTTCCGATTTCGATTTCGATTTTTTGTGGATTCCACGTCTTTTCTTGGGTTTTTCCCTAGGTGTAAAGCTAGTGAACTTCTGCTTAGCCATTAATCGTTGTCAAATATATTATAAGTAAGACCACCTGCAAGAAATGAAGATACTTTTGGATTTTTTTTAATTTCTTTAGCTAAATATCTAGTACCTTTGTGTACCTTTTTAGATGCACCTGTAATAGCTTTAGATGTTCCAGTAAATTTTGCTTTTCCTGCTTTATCAGCTAAATATGCTGATCCTTTTCCTATTTTTGCTTTGCCTTTATATAGTGTCTTAAGGATTTTTAGTCCCATCGACCCTGCTTTCATTCCCATTGGTATCATGTTAGTCCCCTTATCTGTTATGGTGCTGTACAAAACCCCCCTATTATGACATTTGACATATCGTCAAAGTCATTGAGGGTGATTGTAAAACCCCTGGTTTTTCTTTATGTTGTTTAGTTGTCAGCTCGTTGTTACTCGCTGTCTTTTATTTGTTTGATTAGAATTGCTATGACTTGTGAAGTCGCAATTATAATCGTTGTTATTTTAGTTGTGTTGTTTTATTTCCCTGTCGCCCTGCGAACAGGAAAATTAAACTGTTATTATATATTGGTAATTAGTTAACTCTCGCTTGTCGATTGATTAATTGATTACCGATAATGATTTAACCCCTTGATATTATTAATGATGTTGATTGTTAGTAATATTAAGACCAACGTAAATAGATAATATAAGGAGTATAATATGAAGAATGAAGATAGTTTCCATAGTGATTATATAAGTTATCCTAAAGATTGCTATGATGATAGTGTAAATGATAAGGATAAAATAAGTATAAGCAAAGACCAATATTCTAGTTTAATTGGCGAAATTAGATGTTGGACACGTAATGGACACTTAGAGTTAAATCTAGGTAGATATTTTAAAATCAATAACCAATAAAGGAGATAA